GGATGGGACTTGATATTGATGATATCTGTAGTTCTACAATCAATTTTGCACGTAAAAACTACGCGAATGATATTGATGGTAAGGTTAAATTAGTTGGTAACTCAATTAAGTCTAAGACAATGCCAGTTTATATTGAAGAGTTTCTAGATGAAGGTATACGTATGTTACTTGATGGTAGAGGTCATGATTTTATTGAGTATTACTATGAGTATGTTGAAAAAATATATAATTACAAGATTCCATTAGCTAAGATTGCAACTAAAAAGAGAGTTAAACAAACCGTTGATGAATATGTTAATGTATATTGTAAGACCAAAACTAAAGCTGGTAACTATAAGTCTAGGCAAGCACATATGGAATTAATTATCGCTAATGATATTAATGTTGATTTGGGTGATACTATTTTCTATGTGAATGTTGGTACAGCTAAATCTCATGGTGACATTAAAACAACCAAAGATAAAAAGACTGGTAAACAAACTGTTGACCTTAGATGTAAGTTAATTCCAAGTAAGCAACTTGAAAATAATCCAGACCTAACAACTGATGAATATAATGTTGCTAGATATCTTGAAGCATTTAATAAAAGGATTTCTAAATTATTAGTTTGTTTTAATCCAGAGATTAGAGACCAGATAAAAATTAATGTTAAGAAAGATAAGAAAACAAAAGAATTATTTCTTGAGGAAAGACCTTATTTCACACATAAACAATGTGAGATGCATTCTGGTAGTCCATTTGAACCAAAAGACCAAGATTCATATGCAGACCTTATGAGAATGGAAGATAAGGAGATTAGATTTTGGTCTAGCACTGGTAAGATTCCAAACAATATGGATGTTGAAGAATGGAAAGAGATTGAGATTGACTGGAAAGACCGAATGAGACAAGCTAGAATTGATGGTATTAAAGACCAAAAAGCTAAATTAGATGAAATTTTCAAAAGTCTTGAAATTGAGGATATTGAACAATTAAAAGATGTTGGTCATTTACCTAAAACAATTTTAGCTTTTGCTGATGTTGGTGAACATAAAGAGTATGGTCCAAGTTTCTTCTCTAATGAGTGGGGTGCGTGGTTATGTAAATTAGAAGATATTTTCAACTATGAAGCACAAGCTATTGAACGTTCTAAATTCTATGAGGAAAATCCAGATATGTTTAAGAAGCTTAAACGTGGACAAACAAAATATGATATCTGGAAAGAAGAAATGGAGGCTAGACGTGATGAATTTGGACCTTTACAAGAGGATAGGTTCAATCCAACATGTAGTGAGAAGCTTTGTTGTTCGGAAGAGTGGGATGGTCAATGTTCGTGTTTTGAAGCTTTTGATGGTGATAAAGACAAATTAAATGATTATCTGAAAAAAGAAGCTGATGATGTTAGACGAGAAGAAGAACTCATGGATAAAGTTGAAAGTAAATTATCCGAACATGATATGATTCTAGAAGACTTAAATGATGAGCAACTTGAAGAAGTCAAAAAGGCTATCCTTGAAGATGAAAAAGAAGATAGTAGTCCAGTTGAAAACTTAGAAAAATATACAGATGAGAATGGTCAAATTGATGCTGTAGAAGCGTTAGAAACCATTTTAAATGAAGAACTTGATAAGGTCAAGGAAGAAGAAAATGAAGAACTAAGTAATCTAGGAAAAGAAAATATTAATGAAGATGATACACATAGTATCACAATGGAAGATGTAAAAAATTGTGAAGATTGTGATGAAGATGAATGGAACTTCTAGATAAATGAAAAAGCCCCGAATTCGGGGCTTTTTTTTATTAATAAAAATAGAAACCTAATGGTCTGTGCTTTAAGTGCCTATTTAAGTTTTCACTTTCGTTAGCTGCACGTTCAACTTGTTTCTCAGTACTTAACCTAGTAAGTCGTTCATCCAACCTTTCAAGTATTTTAGTCCTTTCCTCATTACCCTCAGAAAGTAATGATTCATAGTCCATATTTCTAGTAGCCTCTGGAGGTCCTACAATACCACCAAATTTACCCCTAGTTCTACCGAGAGCTCTTTTACCCTCAGCGATGAATAGTTGCCTAACAAGTGTTTTTGTTGGTGGATTAAAATCAGCATAATCTAATTCAGCAAGTGGTACTTCATTAGGTAATTTAATAATATCTGGATTATCCTTTCTACATTCATCTGTATTACCATTTGTATCATAATAGTGATACCATACTTTACAACCTTGTAATCCAATAGCACTTCTACCAACACCCATACCACCATGAGCTCCACCACCACCGAATGTTAATTGAGAACCTGGTGTACTCATTAAATGTAATAATCTAGTTCCATCTGGGCCAGCGGTAAGTTTATAAACCATTTCACTTCTAAGTAAACGATTCTTTAGGTTCATATCTTGTGCTGTTAATAACACATCAAATGCTGGGGCTATATAGTATCCACCCATACCACCATGACCATAACCACCTTGTCCAGCGGCTCCCATACCAGTACCCATTTGTGAGAATCCACCACCGAATCCACCATCAAATCCACCCATGTGGGCAAATAATGCGTGGTCTGTTGAGTTTGGTGTAATCCAAAGTACTTCGTTAACTTCTCTACCAGCTGGTATTTGATAGACTTGTCTACCAGGCTCTATTTCGATATAATCCTTCTTTAATTCCCAAGGACCACGAGCTTGTAAACCAACTTGTTTTGAATAGGCATATGTGAATTGGGTCATGAAATCGAAATTTCTAACACTCAACGCGAATGCCATATCTGTAGTGTCAATATTTTGACCAAGTAATGATTGCCATTGGTGTTCAATAAGCCATTCTTGAACATATTGTGCATAGTCTTCAACCGCTATTTCTAATAACGTACACATTTGTTCTTCTGTCAATTCTATCTGACGAAGAGGCGCACCCATAGAGTGTTTAAATTGCCTAAATAATTTTTCTTTGTCTTGTTCTGATGCTGCCATAAGTGTTTTGCTTTATTAATAAATATTTATTAATGATGGAAAACAAAAAACTAATAAAAGAAAAACTTGAATTTCATAAAAGACAGACGATTACAAACGAGTTATTAAATAAGTCGGCAAACAACTTATATGATGCTTACCGTAGCATGGAGACTGCAATCCAATTTTGTGATAACCCAGAAATTAGGGAGAGAATTGAGTCTATTAAAGAAATGATTGGTCAATCAATGGGAACGTCTAGTTCTATTGAAAACAAAGAACCAACGGTAATTTCTTTATTACAAGAACTTATGAGTGATTACTCATCTCAATAATTATTCGTTCTCAATAATATATTTTACCAATTCTACACCCTCTTTTATTGAACTAAAATTTATATCTGGGGCTAAAAGATTTTTACCAACAATAACCGTTGGTACTGCCTCAGTTTCTGATATTTTAACTACTTCATCGAAAATCTTTTCATTTTCTGGTAATGAAACATCAATTTCTTCGTATTTAATTCCCTTTTCAGTTAACCCTTCTTTCATTTGTGTACAAAACTTACAATTCGGGATTGTGTAAACTCTAACTCTCATAATTCAATTTTTTAAATAATTTTTCATACTCTGGTTCTTCACATTTAACAAAATCACTTTTCACTAAACAATACCATTGGTTATTGACCAATTTCCAATTTGTTTCTAATCCAAACCAAATAACCTCATCATCTTTTTCTACTCTAGAAACATAATAAGGAAATGAAATTCCAATACTATTTTCAAATAATTCAGTTAATTCTAATGTTATTTCTTTTCTATAAATCTTGTTCATCAAAACCGTCATTTAAAACTATTTCATCTATTATTCTTCGTTCAATTTCTTGTTCGTCCATATCTTTTTCACCCATAATGGTTCCAATGATATCTCTTTTCTTTTGAAGTGTGTACCATATTCTCATTGATACTGTATCTAAAAATAATTGGTACTTAACAGTTACGTTATTTTTTTGTCCGATACGGTATGCACGGTCTTCTGCTTGGTCATTATCACCTGGCACCCAAGAAAATGAATTAAATATAATATAACTAGCTGAGGTTAGTGTAATACCAACACCAGCTGATTTTATATTACCAATAAAAACCTTAACCTTATCATTATTCATAAATCGGTCAACACTATTCTGTTTAGCTTCCGAGCTCATAGGTCCATTATGTATCACACATTTATTCCCAAAATGGTCAGCCAATTCATTTAACTCATCCGTAAAGGTAGTAAATATTATAACTTTCTGACCTTGTTCTATTGCATTTTCAGCATCCTCAATTGTGTG